TTAGCAAGATCGATAAACTCGCAGCGGGTATCGGGCTTGTAATTACGGGATTTACGCTTGAATGGCAAGGCGGATACGACATTGGTTACAATGGGCTGAACCTTGAGAACGCCATAAAAACAGCTATCGGAGCCGGACTAGGAATCGCTGGATCGCTCCTTATCTTTGGGACTGGGCCTCTTGGGTGGACAATTGGTATCGTAGCCGCGTTATCTGTTGCCATTGCAAGTATTACCATAGGGTATAACCGGAGACAAATAGATGACGAGATAAAAGAGCGGTTTGGAGAAATTGAACTGACAGTGGAAGAAGCCAAAGAACTGGCAGAAAGGATTATGTCATCTCCGCTTTCTATCCAACTGGACATGTACGTGGAGGCAAAGACTGGTGCAAAAGAAGCAATCGAAAAGTATCTTGCATCTTCCGAAGAGTTTTCTTATCTGATTTGGAAGGTATCCGTTGGCTTTGAAGTAGATGATGCTGAATTGAGCAACAGTATTGATTCTATGATCGCTGACGCACAATCCTTCTTAAATGCACAGAGAGAAACGTATGCGCTTGCTGTCAACATCGGCTTTAGTGATGAAGGAATCAAAACTGAAATGGCGGCATTCGTAAACACGTATTTTTCTGAATCCTCCAGCGAAATGCAGCGTCTTGGGACGGAATTAAAGCAAACGATGCTAGATGCACTTGCCGATGGAGTCATTGATGAACAGGAAATGAAGACGATCAATGATTTGCAGTCTGAGGTAAACCAGATGCTTTCTATGGTTGCTGACGCTGAGTATAGAGCAAAGCTCAACAATGCAGTATATGAGCTTGGTGGAGACTTATCATATGAGAGTGTAAAGGACGTCAGTGAGAAATTGGGCAATATAGCGCAAGAGCAGCTTGATAGTTTAAAACAGACACATTTGGACGCACTGGCGGTTATCGAGCTAAAATATCAAACTGATGGTAATTATGAAGGATATACTGCGGCAATAGAAAACGAAATGCAGACTTATTTTGCAAATCAAGCACAGGTATCTGCAACCGCTTTTGAGCCTCTCATTGGAAAATTTAATGCGGCATTTTCTGACGCGCTTACAGAGGCGCAACCTGCGTTTGATCGGCCGGTAGAAGACCTCCTTGACAGGACGTTCCATCAATTCACTACCGATGAAACCGGAGTGCTTGTCGGAGATAGTATAAGCGATTTTATGAGGAGCGTTGACCAACAATGGAAACTTGGGTTCCAAACGCTTGATATTACTCCAGAAGTGAGAGCTGCTTTGTCTGAAACGCTTGCCGCGTTGGAGCCTAGAGCAGAACAACTCCAAAAGATCGCTGATGATTCTAGAGCCGCAGGTATTGCTGTCCCGCAGTATGTTTCTGAGGGCCTGCATGACTACAACATGCTTGCAGCCATTTCCGGTGATATGGATGCTATCAACTATTTGCTTGGAGAAAAACTGTCTACAGACCCCAATTTCCTACAGGCACTTCAAACTGCGACAGATGCTGGCATGAACATCAATGAGGCTGTTGCAAATGGATTGTTAGACAATCTCGAAGTGAAAGAAAACGCTGATGGAACAATTTCGTTGATTAACGATACAATCGGCGAAAAAGTTCTAGAGGTTACACCAGCGTTAAAAGAAACCTTAAAAACTCTCGGTATAAATATGAGCAATGGGCTCATTGAGGGAGTTGAATCAAAGGACACAGAAGTATTTAACTCTGCAAATGGGATAGGTAAGCAGGTCGGGAACGGAATTGCGGATGGACTTGATGATAGCACACGGGCAGTTAAGAACGCGGCAGATAGGCTTGTTGATATTGCACTATCGGCAACAAAGACCGCAGCAAAAATTCATTCACCATCTCGCTTGTTCCGTGATGAAGTTGGATTGAATATTGGCCTAGGTATTTCCGAAGGAATCGGTAATAGTAGAGATGCTATACTTTCGGAAATTGAACTTACAAATCAGCGTATGGTGAGTGCTTTTTCAACTGGTTCGATTGGTAGTCTCTCTAGATCTTTTTCTGTGGAAGAAGTAAAGAGCATAAATACACATACATCTGGAACCGTTACAGTAACAGACGGAAGAGAAGGCCAGCGGGAGATAAATCAAGAAATGATAAGCACATTGTTTGCCATAAGCCAGCAAATCATTTCCGCAATTGAAGAGAACAGCGGAGACGTTTATCTGGATGGGGATAAGGTCGGAGAACGAGTAACGGAATACCAAAATAGGAAGAATCGCATTTTTGGCAGATAAATTTTAAATTGGAAGAAAGGGTGACAATATTGGTTCTTGAAATTGATGGGTTTAATATTGTCCCTTACATTTCATTTGGAGGAGTTAAGTGGCAACGGTCTGACGTGGACGGGGAGGGAGCTGGTCGTACTTTGGATGGCAAGCTCAGAAGGAATCGG